CGCCATCGGCGGTGGCGAAGTCCTTCCACAAACCGCGACGCGCGCCGTCGAGCTCGACGACCAGGCTTTTGCCGGGTGAGCCGTCGGTGTCGCCGACATAGAACTTGCCGCCCCGCATGCGGCCTTGGGGGAACAGGTAGTGCAAGACGGCTTCGAGCCGATCCAGCAACCCGGTACGCAACGTCTCCGTGTCATTTACGAGTTCATTTCGAGGTTCGGCCGCGTCGTTGAAGTCGAGCCACACGATATCGTTCGTCGTCACGTCGCCCCCCAGCAGCGGTCTTGCCAGGAGCACGACTTGCACTCGAAATGGGTCGGGGTCGTTGCATGGCGTGGCAACAACTCGCCGGCATCGGATGCGGAAATGACCCGGACCGCGCGATCGGACATGCGCTGGGCCAGTCCGCCGTCAAACGGCACCAGCTCGAACCAGATCTCCTGCGAATCCTTGTTGATCGCGGTGAACAGCGCGGGGTTGCGCGATATGCCGGGAATGGCGGCTTCCATGTAGGCCTGGTAGATCGCCATCTGCGCTGCGTACACCGGCTTGGACCGGGCGACGCCGAGCTTGACCGTGTCCCGCCAGGACTTGTCGTTCATGGTCTTGCATTCCCATAGCGACGGGCACCGGAGCCCGAGCTCGCCTGGGGCGGCGTTGATCACACCGTCGACATGGCCCTGGATGCGGCCGCCCGCCACGGAAAAGCCGAATTGGCCTCCGCCGGCCTTGCGGGTGTACAGGTCGAAGCCAGCCAAACGCAGCCAGCGAACGGCCAGGTCTTCGAGCGCATGCCCGACCTCAAACACGCGCAGGATGCGACCGGGAATTTCACGGCCGGGATCGACCGGCGTGCGCAGGTACTCGTACTGCAGCGCGCGCTCGCAGGCCACACCCAGCCGCGAAGCGCCGAGGTAGGTGCGCGGTGCCTGTCCATCACGATCGCTAGCGAGGGCGGCATCGATGAGAGCGCCGATCTGTTCGTGAATCTTGGGGCGGTGGTTGAAATCCAGCATCAGAACGGCACTCCCTTCGGAGCGGCTTGACCTTGACGGGCCAGGCGCTCCTCCAGGAAGGCACGATCCTTGGCGGCCATGCGCTCGTGCTCTTCGATCATCTGGTCCTGATAGGTGGTGACGACGACATCGATCAGGGTCAGCACCTCATCCCGCGTGTAGTCCGCCAAGGGCCGCTCCATGCCGATGGAGCCGACGTACTCACCCAGCGGCGACAGGCACGCCCGCATGGCTGCCAGTTCCATGTCACTCGGATCGATCATGCGTGCCTCCGTCTTGGTCATCAATTTGCAGAACGCGTCCTGGCAACGGCGCGAACAGAACACCCAGCGATCTGAGTAGCGTTGTGGGTCGCCCGGTTTGAACCGAGGGTTGGACCAGCCATAGCCCTTGGCCTTGCGGTAGCAGATCGCGCATTTCAAGCGGCCTCCCGATGGCTTTCGTTGGCCGCGACCACTAGCCGCTGAATTGACGATTTGTTGAACTGGAACGCCAACAAGGCCGATGCCTGGTAGCGGGTCATGCCGAAGTCCACCCGCATGTGCTCTGGGAGGTAGCGCAGTTGCTTGTCGGTCGGCGGCTCGTTCAGCCAGCGCCGGGTCTTGTGGGCGGAGTCGGCGGATTCGTGGTCGTTGAGCCAGTCGTCGGCCTTGGCCATGCACACCGTGCGCTCGCCGACGGCCAGCAGGTGTGGCCTCAAGTCTTTCCCGCCGCCGACGGCGTGCCAGCGGCCATTGAGATAGAAGATGCCGCCCCATGCGCTGAACCCCGTGGCCATCAGCGCGTCGTCATGCCCGAACAGGTCGCACCAGCGGAAGTTGGAGCGCTTGAGCAGATCGATCTCGCTCATGACGAAGTCCGTCAGTACGCCAAGCTCCTGCGGCTCGCGCTCCCACACGTGGCCGCACAGGGGGCACTCCATGCAGGCCAGCGGAACGATGGCACCACACTCCGGGCAGTCCTTGGTCGGCGCATCACCGTCGCCCGGATGCCCGTCGAGGTTAATTTCCTGTTCGAGAGATCCGTGCATCAAGCTGGCCGTACCGAAATCCAGCACGATGCAATCGGTCTTGATGACGCCCGGGAACTCCTCGGGGTCCACGGTGCGCAGACCACGGCCGACCATCTGGATGAAGGTGGACTTGTAGGAACTGGGACGCAGCAGGACGACGCAACTGGTGGGCGTGTAGTCATAGCCCTCGGTCAGCACCGCGACATTGACCACGACCTGGGCGTGCCCGGACTCATACTCGGCCAGGCGCGCTTTGCGATCGGCGTCGGACAACTCGCCGTGGATCAGCACGGCGTGTATGCCCGATTCGACAAAGGCATCACAGACGTTCTGCGCATGGGCGACCGTGGAACAGAAGACGATGGTCTTGCGCGACGACGCATTCGCCTTCCAATGCTTGATCACCGCCTCGGTGATCAGGCGCTTGTCGAGAATGGAGGCGACCTCGTCCATGTCGAAGTCCATCGCGGTGCGGCGGACGTTGCGCAGTGCGTCCTGTACGCCGACGTCGATCACGAAGGTGCGCGGCGGAACGAGGTGCCCGGCGGCGATCATTTCGCCCAAGGTGATCTGGTCTGCCACGTTGGAGAAGACCTCGCGCAGCCCCTTGCCATCACCGCGATTCGGGGTGGCGGTCAGGCCGCAGACGCCAGCCCGAGGATTGCGGGCCAGCACCGTGTCGATGACGGCGCGGTAGGTCGGTGACGAAGCGTGGTGCGCCTCGTCGATCACGAGCAGATCCAGGGTAGGCATCTGGTCGAGGTGCGTCTGGCGCGACAGGGTCTGCACCATCGCGAACGTCGCTTGGCCGCGCCAGGACTTCTCGTTGGCATCGAACACCGACGTGCTCATGCTCGGATTCACACGCGAGAACTTGTCGCGGTTCTGACCGGTCAGTTCAGTGCGATGGGCGAGGATGCAGGCCTTCGCATCGGGCTCGGCCAACACCCTGCCGGTGACTGCCGACAGCATGATGGTCTTGCCCGACCCGGTCGGTGCGACAGCCAGCGTGTTCCCGTGCTCGTCGAGCGCCGCAAGCGTGCGCTCGATCAGGAGGGATTGGCGGGGACGGAGCATCATGAGATTAGCCCTCCGTCACTGCGCCCAGCTGGGGCGGCCCGAAACGGGTGCTCGGCCGGTGGCCTGTGCATACGCGTTGGGAGCGCTGGCAGCGGGGGACGTAGGTGCTGGCTGACGCGCACCGCCCATCAGCGCGGCGTAGTCCTTGTGGTCCGGCGTGACGGCGGCCTTGATGACGCTCTTGTCCTGACCGTTCTTGTCCTTCTCCCAGTCGACCTTGCCCAGGAACTCGATGCCATCCAGATCGGCGAATCCACCGATGCGTCGCGCGTTCTGTGCGGCAGGGCTGTTGTCGCCGGGGTGCACCCCACGCGCCGAGTTGAGGACCGCCTTGACGAAGGTGCGGCCCATGTTGGCCCATTCCGGCCCCTTGGGGCTGTGCAGGCCGATGAGCGACCACATCTTGCGGCGGGCGAACTCGCCGTCCGTCACGACGAACTCGCAGCTGAGGTAGACCGAGCCGGTCTCGGCATTGCGGGTGGCATAGCCGCCAGTCCACCCTTGCGACGCGTCATCGAAGCCGCCCGGGCGGATGGTCATGCGGACGCGGACCAGGGTGCCCTTCGGGATCAGATCGAAGGACGTCTGTTCGGAAGCGGAATTGAAATCGAAATAAGTCATATCAGGACTCCTGAGTCGAAGTGGATTCGGGGGCGGCAGCTGAATCAGAGGCAGACGCCGGATTGGGACGGGCGAAATCGAGTCGCTCGGTGGCGGGCCTCGCGGGGCCGGCGATCTTTTCCATCAGGCGGCCGAGATGCGGCTCCTCGATGGCGTCGAGCCGACCGGAACGGTCCTTGGCCGGGTAGTTCCATGGGTTGAGCGTGTGGCAGACGAATGCGCGGTAGCCGCTGCCGTCGTCGGCCTTGAGCTCGGCGAGGGTCACGACCTCGTCGACGATTCCGGGCAGCTCGAGGCCGGTCTTGGAGCCGTCGATCTGCAGCGAAAACACCCGGCGGTTGAAGTCGTCCAAGGCCTCGTTCAAGATGCCGACGAACCACACGTTCTTGCGGCGCGTGTGCTGCAAGTGGGTGAGCCAGCCGATCATTTCCTGGCCCATCAAACCGTAGGCGCCACGGCTGTCTGGCTTGCCGGTCTTCTCCGAGTAGGCCTGTGGCTGGCCCTTGCACCACTGCAGGCACAAGCGTCCGGCCACGGTGATCGAGTCGACGAAGACGGTCTCGTACTTGTCCAGAGCCGACGGGTCGCCAAAGCGATCGCAGACCGCGTCGAAGTGCGCCTGGCTGTAGGGCTGGTCCTCGCGCAGTGCCGGGTTCGGGCCGCCGATGAAGACGGCGAAGTCGCGGCATTCCTGCCATGTCCGTGGGCGGATCGCGTCGCCCGCCCAGCCTTCGACGGCGAGATCGCCGGCCTCGAGGTCGAAGAACAGCGTCGCCGTTGGCTTCAAGGTCCAGAGCTGTGAGGTCTTGCCGATGCCGCTCTTGCCAACGAGCACGCCCTTGACGCCACGGCGCTCTGCGAGACGCTGGTCTGCGGTGATGATGGGCAGACTCATTTCCGGCCTCCTTCACCACCCAGATCGGCGAATGCAGCAGCCACCGTGGTGACGCCCAAGGCGCCGCGCTTGCGGGCCAGGTCATACAGATCGCGCAAGCCCTGCAGGCGGCGGTGTTGAACGCGGGACTCGGCTTCCATGCCCTGGATCGCGAAGGCCAGGTCATCAACGGTCGCGTCCTCCAGCGGGCGCACCACCTCGTCGGCACGGTTGTCACCGAGCGCCGGGATGCGGATCGTTTCCGGCAGATCGCGCAGGTACATCTCGGGCTGCTTGCGCAGCAGCTCGATCAACATGGTTTTGGTTTTCATTGGGATCACTCCTGAATCAATGCAAGACGGAACCCGGGCTTGCCGGTCTTGAGCGTTCGCGCCGAGGCGAACGCGGTCTTCAGCGTCTCGGGCCAGGCGTTGAACTTGGTTTCGGAGACGCGGTAGCTGATCTCGACGTACTCGGCGGGGTCTTCGCCGTTGGCGGCGATGCGGCGGGTGATGTCGCCCAGCTTTGCCTGGTCCCACTCGACTTTCTTGGGCAGGTCGGCAGTGATACGGATACGGCCGTCATCGAAGTGCACGACGCCGGTGTCTTTGCCGGCCGCCAGGCGCAGTTCGTGCGCGCGTTGGGCGTACTTCAGATCCAGGGCGCGATCGACGTGTTCGACGATGGCTTTGGCAGCGGCCAGCAGGTCAGCTGCGTCGTTCTTCAGTTGGAAAAGCGACTCGCCGGATTGCTGGGCGAGTTCGCCGGCCGGCGTGGTCAGCACTTGATCGGGGGAGAGGAGGTTCATGCCGCACCTCCCGCTTCGACGCGCTCGGACGTGCTCTTGCGCAGGCTCTCGGACTCGAAGGCTTCGACGTCCTCAAGGCGGTACAGGACACGCCCTTGCAGTTTCAGAAAGACCGGACCGATTCCTTCGGACCGCCAGCGTTCCAAGGTGGCTTCGCTGACGTCCCAACGGTCGGCCAATTGGCGTTGGTTGAGGTGTTTGACACTCACGTTTTTCTCCTTTCAGGTGATTGCGAAAACGTGAGGTCATCTTCAAATTCGGCCTGTACGGGCGTCAGCCACCGCCATGTACGGGCTGATGTACGGGCTCAGCCAAAACAGGAAAAAGTGGGACCCAGAAAGCAAAAAACCGCCCGAAGGCGGTTGTGCGTGAGGATGAATGTCGGCGCTGGTTCATTCCAGCTTGATGCCATACCCATCGTCGTCATGTTCGATGTAGTCGAGCCACTGGCTGTTGCTGCTGAAGATGCTCGGAACCCGCTTGCCGCGTGCGGCCTCCCGTGAACCGTGAGCCGCGACCAGAATGTCTCCCGCAGAAACTCGCGCGCGACCGTTTTCGAACTGTTCGACCAGGTACTTCACCACGGCGACCTGCTTGGCACCCTTGATGGCCCAAGGCTTGTCGGCCTTGGTGGCGATGACCAGTGTGTTGGAGTACGGGTCGAAGCGAACCGGGAGGGATTTTTCCTCTTTGCTGCCTGCCGGTGCGACCAGCAAGCGGTGGATCAGGTCGGTATCAAGGTGTGGCTTGACCGCGTAGTCCACCAGAACGCTGGCAATCGGAACGATGCGGTAGCTCCGGGGCGGCGGCACGATGTCGGGCAGGGCTTGGCCCGTTGTGAAGATCAAGCCCTGTTCGGGTTGTGATGCCGCACGGAAATGGTCGAAGACCCGATCGATGGATGAA